CACGACTTCCACGTTCCATTAGCGCTATTGTAGTACCAACTGCTCTGTTTTGAACGTCATTACCAATGTTTGAATCAGTTATTGCAGCAAATTTTTGTCCTGCTTGTACTACAAAACCTAAAAGGTTGTATAAAGTAACACTTGGTTCAGTAAATGGTAAGTTAAAAAACTGATCTCTAATGTTTCCACCAGGTGCATCTACATCTCTAAACTCTCCTGGTTGTATTGGTTGGTCATCATCTCTTACTCTAATGCCTCTAGACTTAAATCCTGCAGGTAAATTCTTTAAAGTTCCTGCATCGATTAATTGTCTTAGCGATTGAGTAGCCGCTTGAGACAAACCACCAATCATGTGAGTTAAACCAAAACCATAAAAACCTAATCCTGGTAAAAATTTGTAATGAACAAAGTATTCAATTCTAGAATATGAAATATCATCAGGTCTATAATTTCTGTAAATAGATAAAATTTCACCTGAACCTTCATCAACAGTAACAATGTAAGGTATTTTTATTTTCTTAGCTTTGTCATCAAAGTTTTCATAATCATCTAAATTTAAATCAACGTGCATTTCTAAAATAGTATGCAAGTAATCATCACCTGTTCTTTTAATTCCTTCTAGCTGATTTAATTTTTTCTGAACATCATCCGGTTCTGAATCGGATTCAATCAATTCTATGTCTCTATAAAAACCTGCAGCTTGTTTTTTAATCACCTCGTTTTGAGTCATTTTAATGACATGAGTAATTCTTTCACAATCTTTTAAATCAGATGCATAATAAGGAACCACTAAATCTTCTGCAGGAATAAATTTAGATACAGGTCTATCTAACATTGCATCGTAATAAACTTTTTTAAATGTTGAACCTGATAAAGGTAAATAAAATAACATCTGATCCATATCAGTGGTGTATTCTTCCATCTCCTCCATCAGCAGGTAATTCATATAATCTTTAACACGCTCTGCTTGTTGTTCTGTTTGTGGTGTTTGTAATCCTACGACCTGTGTTCGTACAGGACCATCAGAGGGCACCAATTCTTTATACGCTTGTGCTTGGAACTGTGTTACGGATTCAGCTAATAATGGATGCGTGACACCGGAAGCTCCTTTAAATGGTTTGGTTACTTCTTGGTATCTAGTGCCTAATAAATCTAATCCTTTAATGTATGCGTCTTCCCATTCTTTTCTAGATAATTTATCTTTTTTATATTCTTGGGTAAGCTCTCTAGCCATATCTTTTAGGACTCTCTCGTCCATGTTCTCAGCTAAGTTTGCATTAAAATCGTCTTGAGGTCTTTCCTCTTCAATAGGTTCTTCACCTTCTACAGATACAATTGGGTTGTCATCCTCAGCAGGATTAACTCTTTCTTCTTCAAGTGTATCTTCTTCTGTTAGATTTTCAATATTCTTTTCGATGGCCATAATTAATTGTACCCTATTGGTTTAAACATATCCACTACTAACCCACCTTCCTTCTTGTAGGTCTTTTGTGTATTTCTCATAAGTGGATTTACTTTAATCGCAAATGCATTAAAATACAACCTTGGATCTGAAGATTCCATATAAGTGTATTTATCCATATTATCTACTCTTGCATCAGAATGTGAAATTCTTTTGAACTTAGAGCCTTGTAATGCATGACCCTTTTTGTAAGTATATTCCTCAGTATCTATTTTTTTATAAGGTAATTTAGGATCGGATCTAGATAATTTAATTGTTCCTGCTTTTGAATTATAAAACCTTGCTGCTTTTTTCATTAATTCTGGAATTAAAGCTTTTCCTTTTTTATTAATACCTCTACCATCAGCATAGCCATAAACTTTTTCATTACCTGCAAAACCATCTACAGATGCTTTGTAATTTAACATATCAAACGGGAGAACGGCTACGTAATCAGCACCTTCTCTAGTTGCCAACCTCATCAAATATTTCAACGCATGGTCAGAATATTGGTCAGCATCCACCATTGGAAAATAATCATACTCTCTTGTTTTTCCAGATAGCTCTGTAAGTTTTTTAGAATTACGTTGCAGATCATCCGCTAATCGATAGGTTGCTGCTACATCATTTGCAGCCATTGCTTTAGATAATTCATTGGAAATCTTCCTTTGACTGTCCATAAACAATCTTTGTTCTATATCCGCTTGGAAAGGATTAATTCTTTTTACTCCACCCAACTGCTGTGCTTTCGTTAAATTTTCACTAACTGTTTTTGCAACATCCGATTGTATTTGATGAATGGTTAAAACTTTCTTACCCTCTGGTGTAAATCGTGTATCAAACCTAACGTGATAAACTTCATTTCTTACCGGACCAACGCCACCGAAGTGTGTTCCAGTTTTAAATGGGTTAGTATTAGTTTTAATAGGTTCATCTAAATAAAAAGCTACTTCTCGATAACCTTGACCACCCATTAATGTTTGTTCGTTGTTATAATATTTTGGTTGGTTTATTCCTTGAATAGGTTTAAATCTTTCTGTGAAATCTCCAATTAGTTTATTTAATGTTTTATAATCTGTTTCATCAGGAATAATATCTCTAGTCTTTTTTAATTCTGTAATAATTCTTTTTGAGTTTTCTGCAAGATCAGTAAAATTATTTCTACTTCTCATTGTTGATTGTAAAGCATATCTAATATCACCAAAACTTCCCTCCACTGCATTTAATCTTTCAATAACATCAGAGTCTTTAGCTGCAGCTTCTAAGCTACGATATTTTTTCTGTAAGCCTTCCATTTGTTTGTAATAATTACTCAAACCATCAAACATCTTTTCAGTAGTTTTTTCATCAACCCCAGTTTGAAAAGTTTTTAATCTATTAATTGGATTTAACTTAACCATATTACCGACAGTGTTGGAATCTAACTTTAATCCAAACTTCTTCGCTGCGTAAAGCAATCCGCCAGTTAACTCGTTGCTCTCATTGAATATAGCTAGGTTTGAATCAAACAATTCTTCTCTTGATACAGTCACTTCCTTGCCTACAAAAGGTCCTCTGTCATATTTAAAACTTTTTAAATCTGATATTGTTTTTTTAGCTGGTTTGCCAAACACTTTGAACCTAATTTGTCTTGTTGAAGTTAAATGATCTAACCATTCATCGGCACTGTACTGACCACGACCTTTTTTCATAACCCAATCATAAGTAGATGAACCAAAAGCAGGTGCAATTTTCTCACCCATGTGTAAGGGTTCTGTTTGATTAAGAACTACAGGAGGGTTTCTTATTTCTCTTACAGCTAGTTCTTGTCCGGTAGCCTGTGATGGTTTTGGAGTGTAAGTTATTTGTTTTTGTTGTTGTCCGGTAGCCGGTAACGCTGATTCTTTTTTACCTCGCAGTAATCTCCGACCAAGGCCAAGTAAACTTCTTAGGGACATTGTCCCTCCTTAATACATTTTTGTAGGTCTTGTTCTACCTAGTTTGCAACCTCTAGCTTTGACCATTGTTCCAGATTTATAACCCATAGGCTTGTTCATCATGCCACCACCCATTTTACCTATAGCAGGTTTTGGAAGATTACCTGGAGTGGCTGCATATCGTCTAGATTTTCTTTGTGACGGTTTTAAAGCTTTAGTTGCTTCCTGAATATCTCTGGTAGTTAATCTGTCTCTGTCTCTCATGCTTTCACCTATTGCATAAGCTTGTCTAGATCTTCTTGAAGGGATATCATCTATATCTCTTTTTGCACCCATATCAGTGCCACCGCCTACAGAATATTTCTTAGCCATGCCACCAACCATTTTTTTAACTTTAGCTTCATCTCTGTTCTTAGCAGCTTTATTATCTTTGTATTGTTTCATAAGACCATATGCAGCAGGTACCATCATAGATGCAATACCTAATCCAGTTCCAATTGCTCCTGATAATTTTAATCTTCTTTTCATAAAAACATCACTTGCTTTTGGTAATTCTTTTCCTTTTACAGTGGGTGTTACTTTATTGATTGTAGGAAGCACTCCAATGGTTTTCATAAATGCTTTATTTAAATTTTTTGGGGCACCTGAAACTTTTGGAAACACTCCCATAACTCTTTTGTGTCCTGAAATATTACTTTCTG